TAAATCAATAGCTGGAACTGGATATTGATGTCCACCATCTACAAAAATAAAATCAAATACTTTTTTGGGATTTTCAGAAATATATTTTGGTATAGTTTTTGTACTGTTTCCTAGAATTAATGTGTGTCTTCCAGGATATGTAAGATCAATATATTCCTTTGCATAACGGACATAAACATGATCACCAATATCAAATGAAGTTAAATGCATATCTGGATTATTTTTTAATAGAAGTTCTGCAGAATGTCCAGCATTAAACCCAATTTCCATAGCATTTTTTGAATTTTTTGAAATGTTAATTAAATCTAAAATTTGTTGAGCAATTTGTTGACTATATCCCTCCACAATTTTAGTATTTTTACTTTGAAGATATTGGTCAAGAGACATTTATGTATGTTGAAGACATTCTTCCCCTGAAATTAAACGAGGATTAATCCACATTTTCAAACCTTCATTAAATGAAACATGTTCACAAGTTTTTGAACCATCATATCTTTTACCTTTTATAGAGGCTGTTTTATATATTGCAAGACCACCAAATGCAGATTCAACTAAAATCCATGGCATAGTTTCTGGATATACTTTTTGATGAGAATAAACATATTTTTGTCTAGTATCTATATGCATAAATCCATTAGAAGTTAATACACGTTCAGAATTTTTTGAAACCATTTCCCAACAATCATAAGTTATTCCAAGAACTTTCGATCTTAAAGCCCAAATATCATAATATTTTCCACGACGATTTGAACCTAATGCATCCCAATCAGTTCTTTTAAAACATGTATCTAATTGTTCTTTAAAATTTAAATCAATTTTTAAAGAATCATCTAAATCTAACATCAAAATTTCAGAAAATTGAGAAAAATACGGTTCAGCTAATTCCATATATTTATTTCTGCATGTAGCAATTCTACGAGTTCTTGAAGGTTCTGTTAAATTACCTAAAGATACAACAATTCTTCTAGAATCTTTAGAAGCCCATTTTTGAAGAAGATCTAAAGTATTATCTTGCGAATTTGATTCAATAATAAAACATTTGTAATCAGATAAAGAATCAAAAATTACTTGTAAAGATTTTTTAGTTGATTCCCAATATTGAGAAATATTTCGTGCACATCCAGCAATAATCATTTTATATTTATAGATGTTTAAATAATGAAAATCCATTACGTTCTGGAATATATGCAGTTTCTGTCCATAATGCATGACCTCTTAAATATTCTCTAATTTTTTTACATTTAGATACAAGAACATCATCTAAAGCAATCCATTTTTTACAACGAGAAAACAAAATTTGAAATTCATACCATGTAGTAAATTCACCACCATCAAGTAAAAGAAAATCAATTTCCATAGGTATTTGTGAAAGAACATTTGGTGATCTTGAAATATTTTCCATATCTATAGAATGCCATCTACGAAATTCTGAATTAGAAAGTTCAGAAAATACAGATTCTGGTTGTTTAATATCTTCAGAAGTTAAAATTGATCCCCAAAGAAATGTAACATTTGGTTTTATTAAAGAAGATAAATTTTGTTTTGCTACTTCGACTTTTTCTTCGTTAGATTCCACAGTATAAAATTGTGTAGAATCTTGTAAACCTAATAAAAAACATTTAGTACTTCCCAAACCATTCCAAGTACCAATTTCAACGATATTTTTTAAAGGTTCTTGAATTGTTTTAATTAATAATTTACCAACTTGTCCTTCAGGAATAATTTGTCCAGGAACTCGGAAAAATTCTTGTTTATCATTCGGACACCACATTTTTATTAAAAAGTGTTTTCCAATATGAAAGTTCTAATTTTTGCATTTCTGAATAATCTGGTTGGAAAGTATCAAGAAGTTTTTGTGTTACATCAGTCCAATTTTGAACAATTAATATAGGTAATCCTTGAAAGATAGAATCTAAAGGAGATGTTTTGACTATTGGAATACAACCAAGAAAAAGAGCTTCCCATGTACGATGACAATCTAAACCATTACCATGTGGAGAAATAACATATTTATATTGAATCATATTTTTCCAACAATTTATTCGTGTAGTTTGTCTAGGTTCATAAAATACTAAATTACGAGGAATTTGTTGAATTGCAAGATGTCTATCTCCAGCATAACGAGTATTCATTAGAAATTGGAAATTTGCATAACATTTAGATACTTTTACAGCATTAAAAGATTTTAAGTTTTTAATATCTTGCATCTGTGATTCAAGAGATTGTTGTGGTCCCCATGAATAGGGTCCTCTTGCAAGAGTATGAAAATCTAATCCAATAGGTAATTGACAAAGTTTTTCTTGAGGTTCCACACAATTCTGTGAATACCATTTTATTAGTAAAGGATGTTGTAAAATTTGTTGAGCATCTTGACGAACATCTTGTGGAACTGTAGTATCAGAATCACCAGAAAGTAAAACAAAAGGAAATTTTACAGAAGGTAAATAATTTTGTATAAAGTTTTTTAAAGCTGTTGGATGAATATATATAGTTTCTCCAGATTTTGTTGGAAATGTTGTAGGTATTCTTCTAGATTCAGATTCTGGATTTTCAATATGATGATCACACATAAAAAGAAAAGAACGAGATGCTATCATTTACTTATTAATAAATAATAATTAAGTAAATGCTTTTAATTAAATTTCCTTCAAGATCACGTCCTTCTAAACTTTTATATGCTTATGAAAAATATATTTCTTTAGCTAAAAATCCTTCTAGAATTAAAACTATAATTTCTTTAGATTCTGATGATTTAAGTGTAACTCCCGAACTTTGTGAAAAATTAATAAACATTCATTCACAAACACAAATTTGTGTTGGAGAACCTATGGGGAAAATTGGTGCTGTAAATCGTGATATGGAATATGCAGGTGATTATGATATTCTTTTATTAGCTTCTGATGATATGATTCCAGAATATCATGGTTATGATGAATTAATTCGACAAAAAATGACAGAACATTTCCCAGATACAGATGGTGTTTTATGGTTTAATGATGGTTTTCAAAAACATAATTTAAATACATTGTGTATTTTAGGTAAAAATTATTATGAAAGATTTGGATATATTTATCATCCTTCTTATAAAACTGCATATTGTGATAATGAATTTATGGATGTTGCTAATAGTTTAAAAAAACAAATTTATTTTGATACTGTAATAATTAGACATCATCATCCAGATTGGATACCACAATCTACTGATTTATTATTTCATTCAAATAATAAATTTATTGGAACAGATAGAAATAATTATTTTAAAAGAAAAGCATTAGGATTTAACTAAAACATAAATATTTAATACAAATGATTCCAAAAATAATTCATCAAATATGGATTGGACCTAAAAAACGTCCCGATATTTGGATGGATACAGTAAAAAAATTTTGTGAAGATTTTGATTATGAATATAAACTTTGGGATAATGATAGTGTTCCTACAGATTTAATAAATCAAACATTTTATAATAATGATCCAACATATTTTGGTAAAGCAGATATTTTAAGATATGAACTTCTTTATAGATATGGTGGATGTTTTATTGATGCAGATTCTGTAATTATGAAAGGAGATAAATTTCATGAACTTTTAATGAATTTTAATACAGATGCTGGATTAGGATTTGAAATTGATGGACAATTATTATGTCAAGGTGTATGTATGTCAATTCCAAATTCTCTTTTTATGAAAAAATGTATTGAAGAAATTCCTCGGAGAGATTTTTCTCACTTCCATGGAAAGTTACTGGTCCAATGTTAGTTACAGAATTAGCTATAAAACATCAACATGAAATTCCATTAACTTATTATAAATCTACTATTTTTTATCCAAGAAGATGGCATGGAATTCAAGATATAAATTTACATACAACAGTAGAAATTCCGCCAGAATCTGTAATGTTTCAATATGGTTATTCTACAAATAATTTAGAAACTAAAATTTAAATAACATTATTTACAGTTCCTTGTACTGATATAATATATCCTTTAAATCCTAATTGTGGATATTTAGATTTTAATAAAGTTTGTAATTCTTTTAATTTTTCAATATGTATTTTTTCATCTGTATCTGGTTTCTCTAAACCACCAAGAACTAATTTTTTATATGCTCCGCAATCCATATGATCAAATACCCAAATTTCTTGAATATCATGTAATGCTATTGCTAATCCTACATGATCATGAAATGTTTGTCCCCAATGTGGAAATTCATTTTGTAAAACACCTACAGATGCACCAGCTAATGTAAATAAATCATAATCACCTTTTAAATCTTGTGTATGTGTTAAATACCATGCTAAAGAATTTGCATATCTTGGATCAATACATCCTAAAACTAATACAGACGCTCCACCCGATTTAAATCCTTCAATAGATGGTTGTAATCTTCCTCCAAAATATCCACTAAAAAATGCTAAAAAAACAATCACTAACCCATACAATAAATATTTATTTTTTCCTAAATTCATTTTATTTTTATAATTATAATAAAAAAATGTTAAATCAATATTTATTAGAATTTATGGGATCTTTAATAATATCTTATGCATTAATATTTACACATGAAAATCCTTTAATTGTTGGTCTTACACATACTGGTGTTCTTTATTTATCATCACAAAATTCTTTAAAAGGACATTTTACACCTTTATCAATTATATGTGATTTATTTTTACAACGTATAGAAATAATTGAAGGTTTAAAATTAATTAGTATACATATTTTATCAGCTGGATTAATTAGTTTTCTTTATATTACAGCATAAGTAATGATATAGAATCATGTATAATAGCTATCCAATATGCATCTTTTAAAGTCCAATTGAAACCTAAAACAAGAAAAGAAAATAGTATTAAAGAACGTAAGAAAATTATAAATATTGGGTTCGACATCAACATTTATATTCTTCCTTAAAAAAATTTCTTTTATAATAGTATAACAAGATGGGCGGTGGTTTAATGCAATTAGTATCTTATGGTGCACAAGATATCTACATTTCTGGTAATCCCCAGATTACTTTCTGGAAAATTCTTTATAAACGTCACACTAACTTTGCCATGGAAGCTATTGAAGTAACCTTTAATGGTCAAGCAGATTTTGGTAAACGTGTAACTGCTGTAATTAATCGTAATGCTGATTTAATGTTTCGTACTTATTTAACTGTTGTTCTTCCTCAAGTACAATTAGGTGGATCTGGCGCTGCGAAATCTGGATCCACCGAATTAAGTGCTTTCCGTTGGGTCAATTATATTGGTCACAGATTAATTAAACAAGTTGAATTAGAAATTGGTGGTCAACGTATCGATCGTCAATATGGTGATTGGATGCAAATCTGGACTCAATTATCTACGGAATCTGGCTCTGTAAGTGCTTTAGATTCTTTATTAGGTAACACTCATGATCTAGTTTTACTTAAACAACCTGGTGGTGTTGCATTAGATGGAACTTGCTCTGGTTCTGAAACTACCTTATCTTGTGTTGCTCGTTCTGGTACTCCCATGAAAACGTTATATGTACCTCTTCAATTTTGGTTTTGCCGTAATCCCGGTCTTGCAATTCCTTTAATTGCTCTTCAATATCACGAAGTACGTATTAATGTAGATTTTGAAATTTGGGAAAATTGCGTATATGCTGAAGGAGCTGATGGTGTACCCGCCCGCCCCGATGCTCTCTCTTTAGCTGCTGCATCTGTCTATATTGATTATGTTTACCTTGATACTGAAGAAAGACGTAGATTCGCACAACAATCTCATGAATATTTAATTGAACAAGTACAATATACTGGTGCTGAATCTATTACTTCTTCTTCTAACAAAATTCAACTCAATTTCAATCACCCCGTAAAAGAACTTGTATGGGTAGTACAACGTGATTCTTTTGTTGATTGCTCTTTTGCTAACTGGACGTCTACTGTAGGTGGACAACAACCTTTTAACTATTCTGATGATTTCTCTACGGAAGGTATGATTATGTCTCTTCTTGCCACTGGTACTTCTGAAAGTACCCCCGTCGCAACTATGCTTTTAGGTAATAATGGAACTGGAATGGCTGGTACTAATCTTGATGTAACTGCAAATGGAACGAATCCCGTATTCCCTGGTATGAATGCTTCATATGGATCTCAAGGTCAATTTGCTGAATTCGATACGGGTGTCAATTATTTACTTGCAAAAGTAATTTTAGATTCTGGTGTACGTTGTGAAGGTAAAAATCCCGTTGAAGTTGCTAAATTACAATTAAATGGACAAGATCGTTTTACTGAACGTGAAGGATCTTATTTCGATAAAGTACAACCTTATCAACACCACAGTCGTACTCCTTCTACGGGTATCAACGTTTATTCCTTCGCCTTAAAACCCGAAGAACACCAACCTTCTGGATCTTGTAACTTTTCTCGTATCGATAAAGCTACTCTTCAACTCTCTGTATCCTTAAACACCGTTGTAGGATCACGCACTGCCCAAGTACGAGTATATGCACTCAACTACAACGTTCTTCGTGTAATGTCTGGCATGGGAGGACTGGCTTATTCAAACTAGTAATGCACCCAGTAATTTACACACTAGTAATTATAGTATAATAAAAATGGAAATTAATAATAACCAAAAATATGAGATACAAACTATGGCTCATATTCCTGGTGAAAATGAAGGAAGAAAAAGAAAAATTGGAGGTGGAGTTAAAGGAATTCCTATAATATATAATGATATGGAAACTTATATTGAAGGATTAATAACTTCTAAAGGAAATCATATTAAATTTAAAATTGATAAAGATGATTTAGAAAGAGTCCAAGCAAGACAATGGTATAATGCTTCTAATGGTTATTATATCGCATGTCAAACAATAATAAATGGAGAAACAAAAATGATATATCTTCATAATTTTATTATGAATAATATTGTATTTCCTGGAAAGGGTACAAAAATGTCAATTGACCATATTAATAGAGATGGTCTAGATAATCGTAAAGAAAATTTAAGACTTGTTACACAAACTCAACAAAATATAAATAAAAAACCAAAAGCAAGAACTGCTACGCTTCCAGAAGGAATTACTGAAATACCAACACATATTTGGTATATTAAAGCTAATGGTTCTCACGGAGATCGATTTGGAATTGATTTGAAATCTGAAAAGTTTAAATGGAAAACTACATCATCAAAAAATGTTTCTATAACAGATAAATTAAAACAAGCTATTGAAAAACTTCAAGAATTATATATTCAATATCCTCATCTTAAAAAAGATTTAACTAAGTTTATTTAGATCCATTTAAACATAAATTTTTCAGATTTATCTTTATTTGTAAAACTTGGTATTAATTCTACATAAGCTAATGTTTTTATAGGTGGTTTTTTAAATAAACTAAATTTTTTTTCTAATAAAGTTGGAAGAATAGCTAGACCTGGATATTTATCATGATAAGATTCTGTATAATTTCGAGAATCAGATAAATGATTATGAATTATTTGTATTGATAAAGATGGATTTGATACTATAAGTCCAGAATTATAAAGACATAATGAAAATCGATTCTCACATCCTGGAATACCCATTAAAATATCTGAACAATTTTTTATAGGATTTAAAGGTTTATAAATTATCCATGCGTCTTGAGTAGTTGCTCCAGCTAACAAATTATAAAATCCACATTTCCATTCTTTTAAAGGTAATTTATAATCATTTAATAATTGATATTTTGTTAAACAATATGCAGAATTTGGTGGAATTTTTTGAATTAAATGTGAAGTTTTATAATCTAAAACAATATCTGAATTTATTAGAATATTTATATTTTTAAAATCATATAAATCTAAAAAAGTTTGATATGATGGTCTTTTTTCTATAAATATACATTCTAATTTAGGATGTTGATATATAAATGGAATTTCACATAATAATTTTAATTTTGTAAGAAAAGGATTTTCTAAATTTAATTCAATAGATTTTAAAACTTCTTTTTCATGTTCTTCTTCAATTTTATACCATGATGTCCAAACAATCATTTTATATATAAATATATAAATATATATAAAATGCCTTCTAAAACATTGAAAAAAAAAGTTCTAGTAAATGTGGCCCTCCAACTAAAATAAAAAATCTACTTGATGCGTTTGCAAAATATTGGTGGGAAAAATTAGATAAAGATGTTTGGCATTCAAATGGACAAGAAGGATATTATTTTTCAGATAGACGTCATAATAAAAAACCATGTTATATGTCAGAAACACATCTTCATATATGGAAAATGACAGAAACTGGAAATAAAATTAATGTTTTTTGGGCAAAAAAAATTAATAATGTCCATATATCTGCGGGAAATACTACATTAGATAAAGGAAAAGTAGCAAAATGGTTAAGTTCTAGTATAAAAGAAATGTTTGATGTTAGAAATAATATTTTAGAATTATCAAAAGCAGCAAAAAAATCACAAATAATTTTAAGTAATATACAATTAAAAAATCTATTAGATACAATAAAAAAATAAAAATGCCTTCTAAAACTTTAAAAAAAGGTTCTAGAAGAATGGTATGGAATGGTTCTGCAGAAAAAACACCAGGTGGTCTTACAAAAGATGATTTAATGAAAAATAAATATGGACGTATTATTTCTATAAAACGTCATACAACAATGAAAAATAAATCTTCTTAAATTAAAGTTTTCCGTTTTTTTAAACTTACACATAAAATATTTTATTTATAAAATGTTAGTTGTTGAAGCAAAAACTGTACAGACGGGTGCTATGAGAACTTTAATTGAAGCTTTACGTTCAATTTTAGTTGAAATGTCATTAACATTTGATAAAGATGGTATAAAAATGATTGCTATGGATAATACTCGTACTGTTTTAGTACATCTTATATTACATGCTGATAAATTTGAAAAATATTCATATACAAAATCAACACCTAAATTTATTATTGGTATTAATACTGATCATTTATATAGAATTATAAGAACAGCTGTTAATGATGATACAATTACATTTCAAATTGATCAAGATGATTTGAATTCATTATGTATTATAATGGAAAATTCTGAAAAGAAACAAGTACATAAATATAAATTAAATTTACTTGATCGTGATGAACCAGCAATTAAATTACCCGATACAGAATTTTCTACGCGTATAATGATGCCATCTTTAGATTTTCAAAAGTTATGTAGAGATATGACATTATTATCTGCAAAAACTGTAGAAATTACAAATATAGGTTCTTCTTTAACATTTAGTTGTAAAGGACATTTTGCTACAAGAACTACAACAATGGGTGATTCAGAAAATGAATTTAATATTACTAAAAATACGAATGATGAAATTGTTTCTGGTAATTTTTCATTAATGCATTTAGGATTATTTACAAAATGCACAAATTTATGTAATAATTTAGAAATTCATATGAAGAATGGATGGTTTATAATGTTTCGTTATGTTGTAGCTAACTTAGGGGAAATAAAGTTATGTTTAATGCCATGTACGGCATAATTTTAGCTGTTAATTCAAGAGTAAAACACCATACGGCTATTGTTTCACAAAGAACAATAGATCCTAATAAATTATTCATATGTAATCCAAATAATTTTCCAAGAATTTCATTTAAAATAGAATCTGATGGAGGTTCCCCTGAAAATTCACGTTCAGTATATGTAAAAATACATACATTTAAAAATAAATGTTGAAACCATATTAATAATAACCATACATATGCTGCAAGTTGATATATTAATTGAGGAAATAATGTATGACTTACAAAAATTAATGTTAATAAAGAACTTGCTAATAAAATATGTATAGATGCTAAAATATATCCTAAAATTTCACCTTCTTTTGTTAACCATTGAAAAAAAAATGTTATAAACCATTTTAAAAAAATATTTAATTTTTGAATAATATAATCTTTATATAACATTTTACTTTTTATATTGAGTGTTTAATCAGTAAGAAAAAACTTAATATATTATTATTTAGGTCTTGATTGATTGAAAGTATACGTAACATCATCAGTAACACGAAAATAAGCTAAATTTTGATTTAGAATTTGTTTACTACATTTTGTTTTATCTGTATTCCAAATTTTAATAATATGAAATTGACCTTTTGGAGATATAGAAATTCCAGCTAAAGTTCCTTTATTTTCATTTAAAAGTTCATCTGAAAGACAGTGAACCATCAGATCTATAAAAGAAGTATGTGCTTGTTGTGCATCAATTTTTTTTGACCATGTTCCACCTTTTTCCATTTGTGGAGCATCCCATTGTGGAGGACAATCATTTTTCATAAAGAAGAACATTCCACATTCCCATGCTTCTTTAGGAATTATATCAATAACACTCCAAAATTGTTGTACATTAGTAAAATCTGCAACTTTAATATAATCTTTTAATTCATAACCTTTTACTTCTGGATCATGATACCATAAGACCCATCTTGATGAAAATTCCATCGTTTATATTTCTTTGAATGTTTACATCATTAAAACGAATTCGTTTTCACATTAATAGTTTTATAAACTAAAATAGAATGATTACAAATGCATTTATATATTCTGTTCGCTTTGGAGAGAAATTAACATTACCTAAAATAATTAGTGAAAATATTTCAAAACTTCGTTTAATTCCAGCTACTTATAATCGTCCAACAAAATTTATAAAACAACTTCCAAAAGAAGTTGAAGATAATTGGAGAAAGAAACTTCTTGTTGATTTAGTACGTAGAATTCGTGAAACAGATGATCCACAATATGATGAAGTATTTAGTATTTTAAATATTGTTGCTGTTCCAACATTAGAAAAACTTTCAAAACAAGCATTAGAAATTATTAAAAAACGTGACGAACAATTTCGATTGCGTGTAACAACTCTTTTATTTGATAAAGCAATTAAAGAATCCTTTTATGCTGGTATTATGGCAGATTTTGCTTTGATTTTAAAAAAAGAAATTCCAGAAATTTCAGTAGATCTTGAAACACAATCTAAAATGTTTACATCTTTGTATGATATGTCAGATACACTTTTATATCCAAAAGTTGAAGATCCAGAATTTAAAGAAAAACTTATTTTGTGGTCAAAACAAAAAAATATTCGAAGAGGATATGCAAGATTTGTAACACATTTATTTACACGTGATTTAGTAACTAGTAAAATTCTTCAAGAATCTATGCAAAAAGTTATTGAAGATTTACAAAATACAATTATTGAATTGAAAACAGAACAAACAGAAGAAAATGCAACACAATATGCAGATTTTCTTTATGAAATTGCAAAACTTTTAAAACCAACAGCTGTTGAATTAAGAGGACTTATTGCAACAAAAATTGATGAAATATTAAAAAGACCTCGTGTTGAATTACCTTCTCTAAATATGAGATCAAGATTTAAATTAGAAGATACATTAAAATGCGTAAAAGTTGTATAAATTATGTTATAAGAAAAATATAAAATGTTGCCATCAGCTAATGTTTTATTAAAAGCAGCACAAGTTAGTATTGATGAAGATAAACCAATCTATTTAGATTATTATCAAGATTCTGTTGATAAAAAATGTTGTATTGGTGTTCAAGGACAAACAAAATATTTAGTAAAATCAACAGATGAATATACTTCAACTATACAAACAGTTTTTAAATGTGAGAATTGTTATGTAGTTATGACAGAAAATTCTTTGTATATTGTAGATGCATCTGTACCCGTGAAACGCGTTTTAGGAGACGCTGAAGAAAAACAATAAAGAAATAATGGATTATCCACCAACTCATTATATTTTATTTGAACCTTTGAATGATAAACAAACAATAGAATTATGGAAAGATTATAAAATAAAATATCCAGATTGTGAATATGAAGAAATTGATGCATCTATAATATATTCTACAGAAACATTTGCACCATGGTTTGATATATGGATATCAAAAGTTCCAGAAAAATTTGCAAGATTACGTATATTAATTATATGGCATTCAGAATTTTTAACGTTTGCATGTCAACAAATGTTAAGAAGACAATTAGAACAACGTTCTTTTAAAAATAGAGTATGGTTTCATATTGAAGAACCAACATCTTTACAAACTGCATTAATTAGTAGATGTATCGTAAAACGAATTCCAGAATCTATTTCTATTTTAAAAGATAAGAAATGATCCATGTATTTACGGATGGTGCATGTATCCAGAATGGAAAACAAGGAGCAAAAGCTTCCTTTGCAGGTTGGTTTCCTGAAAAGAAAGAATTATCCTTTTCAAAACTTTTAGAAGATGAACAAAAAACAAATCAGAGAGCTGAATTAAAAGCTATTTATGAATCTATAAAAATTGCAAAAGAGAATGGATATGATTCTATAAAAATTTATACAGATTCTTTATATTCTAAAAAATGTTTAACAGAATGGATTGAAGGATGGATAAAAAAGAATTGGAAAACTACAGATGGTAAAGATGTTAAACATCGTGATTTAATTGAAGGTTCATACGAACTTTTAAAAACATTTAAAGAATATTCTTTTGTTCATGTTAAAGCACATACTGGTAATAAAGATGAATTATCTATAAATAATGATATTGTTGATAAAATGGCATCTAAACTTTTATTTGAAAAAATAGAAGAAAAAGATCCCGAACAATTATTTCCAGATTTAGAATTATCATTTATGGGAAGTCCATTAGAAGAAACAAAAATTATTGAATGGTGTAAAACACATTATGATTTATTAGATAAAGATTCTTTTCATTCTGCATTATTTTCAGCATTTCAATCAACATTAAAAAAAAATGGAATTGATTCAACAATACAACAAATTAATAAAACAAAATATCTTCGTATATCTAAAAATATTGTTAAATTATAAAATGTCTGTATATGTTTTCAGTTCACCAAATTGTAAACCATGTTTAGATATAAAATCATCCATAGAAGAATTAAAAGAAGATTTTCCTTCTTATGAATGGAATTTTATTAATATACTTGAAAATTCTGAATTATTTAAAAAATATGAACTTGAAAAAGTTCCATCAATTGTTATAGATAATTCTTCTATTAAAAAATATACGGGAACTAATATTATAGAATATTATAAATTATTTATTTCCCAATAGATTCACTAGATACTAATTGACCATTTTTATATAATTCTGCTACAAATGTTTGTTCTTGTCCAGATGGTGCTGATGAAGTTAATGGAATACATCTTTGAACTGAAT